AGGGGAAAAGATCCCTGCGAAGTATATTAATAATATCGGGTTTGATGGTATGCAGACGCTTCCTCCTCTAAACAAAGACGGGTCAAAGGCAGATGTAAAACAACTCATCTTTACAAGAGGAGGAGAGAAATACCCATTAGAATACAATATTGATACATCACAGAAAGACGATGATAGGTTCCCTCAATATGACCCACAGATACAGAGAGAAGGAGCATCAGCAGTCAGGAAGTTTAGTGGTATGAGTAGAACACTTGTATCACCAGTTAATAGTTTCCTCCGTGATTACAGCACCACAGAAGCAGACCAGACTGACCGCGACCAGATTGAGGGCGGACAATCCTACATTTTCGGTGCTAACTATGATGCTATCTCTAATCAAGGTGTATCATTTAATACGCAGAACTGGGGTATCCAGATGGATTGCGGACTAACAAGTGAGAACCCACACGCAGTCTATCTCTTCGTCCATAGTAAGAATGTCCTTGCTTTTGATGGTAAGGGAGGTGTTCAGGTTATGCACTAAATACACCCGTCAGTAATATAAGTTTTTTAAGATAATTTTATTCTCTATGCGATTGTATAAAATGTCTCAATCGTATCAAAGTGGAATGCCTGCACCCCCTTCACAATCAGGGGGTATCCCCGACCTAATGAAGATAGGTTCTATTCCTATCAACACAGCACAAGAAGTAGAAACAAAGATATTAGAACCTGTCGTAAAGACTAACAAACACGCTCGTTTCGTATTTGATAACTCGGGTCTTCTTCATTCTCATAGTAAAGTAGAAATAGGATTAAAGAGACCTCCTGTTGATTGTATGTTTCCCCCCCATATCGGGGCATATTCCCTGATACAGCGTGTAGCATTAAAGGTCGGTAATCAAACATTAAGCGAGTTAGATGATTTCGCCGATTACTACGCGTATCGCTCTATGTTTGTCGCAAATGAAAATCAAAAAGAAAGAGAAGTGATGACTACGGGTCGTATGATGTCTCATCAGTTATGTTATAAAGGTCGCACTACGAGGACTGGTGGTGATGAGAGTGATAATGTAGCAGAGGGCATCGGTCTTGATAATGGTATGGAATATAGTGAAGTAGGTGCTTTGTTAGATGGAACAGCAGACCTACCACTCAAACCAGAGCAAGAATTATTGTTTGAGAACTCCCTAATGACTTCGGGTCCTCTATATCAGTTGTCTTTGAGTGAGTTAGTCCCTTTTCTCCGTCATAATCAATTACCTCTTTACTTGTTTAAAGAGCAGGTCTCATTAGAAATTACATTTACAGATACAGGTTCAGCAAATTACCCATCAGGCAGAGTAGTCGTAAAAGATGGCGTTGCCTCTACGGGTTCATTTGAGATTGATACCGATACACTCCGTCTAATAAGCGACCACATCTTTTACCCACAAGAGTTAATGGTTCAGTATGCGAATGCTAACAAAGTGCTTAACTTCACTTACGCTGACTACCGCCTCTCTAAATATTCCCGCACAAGCGACGACTTTAAGTCTCAACAAATTAGAAATATCGGGGGAGCAGGTAGAATTGTAAGTAAGATTATATGGGGAGTAAGTGCTGATAGTGAGAACAATACATCTCTCCTTAATAAATACTCTGCGATTGCTCCTGCTCGGGATTATGCTACGGGTGGTGCAGATGATGTCGCCCGTAAGAATGGTGAAAGTGTATTTAATATTAAATACAACGATACATTTGAGTATCCTATTGACCTTGACCTACCTGCTCGTATGTTCCATAATATCACGCAGAGTGAAGGTCTTGTTCCATTCATTACTCGTGAAGAGTATGCGAAAGAGGGTGTTTCTCTTACTACCCGAACCTTACTCGGTCATAATCAGGCATCAGGATTAGCGGGTCATTTCTTCTGGTGTGCTAATAAACTCGGTAAGGGTGAGCGTATCAATAGTCGCGGTATTGAGTTGTATTTTAAGTTAGATGAACTATCAGGCACGGGAACCGATGTCTTCGTCCAGAGAGTTTATTTAGAAGTAATGAGGACTGCTACTCTTACAAATGGTTATATGGAATGCTACTACGCGTAAATCTATGTCTTTTAATGTGATATTATTTTATTGTTTATCTGTATAATGAGTAGTGCTCCTTACACAGATACCTACCTAATAGAATGTAATAGGGCAACCTCGGTAGAGGCGAATGGTGGTAATAATAGTCAGTTTCATACATATACAAATAAGCAAGGAACAGGATTACAACTGAATAATGGCGATAAAGTCAGTATTCATAGTGCTATGGTGAATGAGATAGGTAATACCGACGGAACCATAGAGATAAAAGGTGATGTAATTAAAAATGATAAAGGAGAAATCATAAAATATAAACTCACAGAAACAAAGACATATTTATCAGGAGAGTATCCGTTAGATGATGTAGCACTCTGTCCTAACAACTCTCCGTGGGCGGAGATGCAGGGAGAAACACCACAAGCAGTCCCTATAACCAGAGTAAATCTATCAGGTGCGAATACTTTTGATGGTGGTAGTAAAGTTCAGTTAAATCAACCTTACGGATATACAAGAGCAGATGTAAAAAATGTAGAGAATGAGTATAGTTTGAGAGATGATGAAATGAACTTACAGATGTCTTATTATAAGACCACGAATGGTGAGAATTATATACATCTCCCTCGTGTCTATGATATGGCGGATAGTGTAGCGATGGCGGATACGACACACGCTACTCTTAATTACTCGCCTCCTGCTAAAATTAGTGCTCGTATGGGAACTGACGAACACCAGCAACCCTTCGCATATACGGGAACTAATGATAGCACTACCTCTTACGCAAATTATAAGATATCAGACGGATTTGTAGGGGAAAGTGATAGTATATACAGAGGTGCGACGCGTATTCCTCGTAAAGAGAGCAGAGTGCCTTGTGAGTGGAAATACTATACTATCGGTAATGACTATGCTATGAGTTCTAATAATGATGGTGTCTCTACTATCTCTGGAACGAGGACTTGGGATACTCCGCCCTGTATTAATACAAATCTATTACAGGGTCATAAACAAACTCGTATATGGAGGAGGGTGAATGATAATAGTAAATATATGATATTTAAGAAAGAGAAGACATTTTTTACTCCTTTACCTGAAAAGATTACTTTACCTCCTCCTAATGAGGCGAAGGTTTTAGGTTTCCTCACAGAAAAGCAGAGAGCATTTCCTATCGCAGAAGATAGTAGGAAAGGCACATATGTTCCTAACGCACAGGGAGACTATCAATACACAGATGATTTTATGAACTATGTAGAGAATAGTAATGGGACATACAATACTAATCCTCACTTTCCCACAGGCACCGATTACAGAGAGATAAGCACAGGCGATATCACCAGAGGATATAACTACCGATATAAGAGAAATCTACGAGACCCAGCACAGACGGGCACTTGGTTTCCTTACTATGAGATTAAGAATATAAAATTAGATAAAGGGTTTCACTCACCAGAGGATATCGCAGAGCAGGTATCACAACAACTCAATAGAACAGATGAACCCGAAGATATCTATGGAGCAGTAGGAGACTGGACTTATCATCAAACAGGGACAGGAGCAGAGACGAATAACCCCGAGGACGCCTTCGCTACTGATAAAACACCGAACAATACCACTCGTATTCATCATAAGGTAGGATTAAAGAAGGATGGTGAATGTTTTAAGCACTTCTACTCTACTAATCATAAACTATTTAATACGAAGACTGCGAAGGAGTATTTCGTAGATAGTAGGGATAATTCTACTCTTGCCTCGGGGACTTGGGAGCAGGACTTTGGAACAGCACCCTCGCCACCCGATAAGACACCTGATATGAATGGTAATTGTTGTGATTATATGTCGGCATATCATTACATCGGTGTAAGGAGACCTTCTTTTTTTAAGACTGGTAGAGATTTACAGATAACCTATGATAGGAATTATACACAACAGAAATACGGAGAAGCAGAAGAGAAACCTGTATGTAAATCATCTTATATAGCAAGGGCAATCACTTTTGAGGACAGAGCAACCGCAGAGATATTTACAGATATCTTATGGGATGATAGGGAGTTAGTCAAGGCATTTGTAGAAAGTCAGGGAGAGTATCCCGAGTTATTTGATTATCCCTATACAAACATACATAAGACGGGTAGTGATTTTAGAGAGAATGTATCGGTAGATAAGTTCCATATGGGCGATAAAGATACAGGTAGAACCTATGCTCGTTTCCTGCACTGCGATGTTTGTAGCGAAGAAGACCCGTTATATAATGCCCCACCTGATTATAATGAACCTGATACATCTGTATTTGAGAGAGGACATTTTAATATGGGAAGTGATAACTACGAGGGCGTCCCACAGGCAGACTGGACGAGGCATAAACAGACTGCTCTTAATACAGCGGGAGGTATTCCCGACCATACAGCAAAGAAGTATCCTCCTCTACTAAACTCGGGATATAATGGGGCGAATGCCGATAGTATCGGTAGGTATCAACCGCAACCCGACGCCTCATCGTGTCCTATGTGGTTTTATTACGACCAGAGCACCGCTCATTTAGATACATCAGGAGATAGTGATACTAACCTGTGTTATGGTTGTATGAAGAAATGGTTTAATGATGGACTAAATGCCTATTGTATATCTTTTACTACTAAAAGGATAGGTGGTATTCCCGACCATTTCTTCCGTAAGAATGGTGTAGTAGATGCCGATGTAAGTAATGCTGATGAGAGACAAGATATAGATGCTTTTACTCATATAGGTTATGACCTACATTTTAACGCTTATGGGAATGCGTGTATCTTGTTATATAACGGGCAACTCAATACAGAAGGTTTAGATTTATCACTCACAGATAAGGACAATCACGATGCTCTCAAAGGTGGTCGGTTTTATAAGTATGCTATGATAGGTAATCAATCACAAATATCAGCATTCTCCCCGAAACCTACGGGGCAACAATCTCCTATATGGTGGTTTAATCCCTATACGCTCATAGGTAGTAATAATGTATCTCTCAATTTTGATAGTGAGAAGAAGAAGAGATTTAACTTCACTAATTTACATACACCCGAGTATCTGGGTAATGTATTTAATGCGGGTTCAGGAGCAGAGCAACCGATTAATGTAGATGCGAGTAATAGTGTATATAAGATTAATAAGAGATTAGGAGGTGCTACCTTCTCACCCGAGATGGTGCCTTATATCACAGACCAGCAGACAACGATTACAGAGGCGACGCCCTCCACTGCAGATGTTAATATATCACAATTTAATCATAATCTCGTAGCGTGGGATGTTATCTATGACGCTCATAGCGGGGTTATGTTTGAGAACTTCGGTGGAGATGAGAGTAATGAGAAATACTGGTTTAAATCTCTCTGGGGATTGCTCGGTTTTACCTACGACCAGTTAAATAACCCGATACAAACAGACGAGATAATAAAACCTCTAAATGTTCGTGATAGAATGCATAGGCAGTCTCGTCTTACTCCCTACAATCAGGGACAAACTCCTTACATCTATACGAATGCTTATGTAAAGAGTGGTGATATATCTACATACAATCGTAATAGTTATGGAGCACAACTCTTCACAGAGAGGGCATCTTCGGGTGGTCTTACTACGGGGATAGACCCGTGGTCGGCAGGGACATCCTCTAATAATTTTATGAATGTTCCAGCGATATCGGTAGATAGTAGTAGTATCACATTAAAAGCAGAGCAACAACCGACAAAGATGTTAAAACCCTACTTCTTGATAAAATCTAATATCGTAGGTGATATGAAATATATAGGTTCAGGTCATAGCACAGAGGGAGGACAACTCTTACCGATTGTAGGTATGGTTAATAAAGAAAATGGTTTCGGTGATTATTACTTTCAGGTAGGTAGTTCGCAGATATTTACTATCACTCAACCTACTATGCTGTCGGAGATAACAACATCTATACACGACCCCGATATGTCCCCTGCTCGTGTAGATAGAAACTCCTGTGTAGTGTATATGATACAAAAACAGAATGATAATAACCTGAATGTAATATCAACTCTACCTACACCCGCACAGAAAGAGGTAGTCTCCGCCATACAACCACCTATGATGACCCCTGCGGAATATGACGCTTATTTCTCCTCATTTATTTTATCAGGTAATAGTATAATGTCCCCTGACCCACCGATAGCACCACCCGATACAAACCCGCAGACAGCACAGATGTATCCTACTGGTTTCAGTTCTACTCCTCCTGCTACACCGACACAAACACAGAGACCCTCACCAGCACAGCAATCAGCGTTATATAATCTATTATCAAGAAGAACAAGCACACAAGCAAATCGTCCTACTACATTCGGTTCTACATTAGACGCTCGTAATAGATTTGATGACGAGAGACAGAGACGAGCATTAGGAGGACTAGGAGGCGGTGGTGCTATATTACCCGAAGGTAGTTTCCGTGATAGAGTTAGACCGATGGGATACGGAACCGCACCGAGACCTGTATATACTGCTCCTCATACATATCAACATTTACCACATCCTACGAGTAGTGGAGAGCGAACAGATGTGAGTGGAAGTGAAAGTGAGCGTAGTGCTCCTGTGAGCGATGTATCCTCCCTACCTCGGCAGGGAACAGATGTAGGAAAACCAAAATAGACAAGTAAAAAATATCATCATAGAATATTATGATAATCACAAAAAATCTATATCAAAAAAACGATGGTGCAAAATGGTTAAAATGGTTTCTCTCTCTTGTATCAATAAGGCAAATCTGTCGCATATCTGCTTACATATCACCTTCCTCTTCATCGCTACTATGGTCGCTTAATTCTATCTGTTGTGCTACTTCCATCGCCATAGTTCTAATGAACTTATCTACTGACTTATCATTAAGACGATGATTAGATATAATTATTAATAGTTTAAACATCGCTAATAGGTCAGGTTCATCTACTAATTTCTCCCCTATCTTACCGACTTCTAATATGTTTGATACATCAAGGAGTTCGGGCATCTGTTATTAATACTCACATTAAAATATTAATAATCAATCCTCAATAGTTTTCTATGGAGTGGTCGTCATTTTTTAAGTTATTAATAGTCAGGATTTTTGATGCACACATCCCCGCCAAACTGGGTGCATGCAGGGTAGGAGAGCAAGTGGAGTTTGAGTATTAATACTCCCGACTATTAATAGCGAGTTTCGTGCTGGATTTTTCTGCACAGAAACCCGCCAAACTGCGTGCATGCAGGGTAGGAGAGCAAGGGGATTATTGAGTATTAATACTCCCCGCTTCCCGACTATTAATAGCGAGGTTTCCTGTGGATTTTTCTGCACAGAACCCCGCTAAACTGCGTGCATGCAGAATAACTACCACACCACACTCTCAACACACTTTTAGACTTACAAAAACTCACTACTAAAACTTACATACATTCCTGAAATCTTAATTGCGAGTAAGGACTACTAAAACCTACATATAAATATGTCTGCTTCATCTATCACCCTGTCTGCCGAGCAGTTCGCCGAGATGATGGCGAAGATGAACTCTCTTGCGAGTGAAGTAGAGACACTCAAAGCACAGAAGAAGCAGAAGAAATCACCGAAGCGTTCCCCGAAGAAGCACGGAGCAAACGGGACACATCACGCCGACCAACAAGCAGTAGGGAAACTCCTACCATATCAACCGCATCTATGCGACTGCCGTGTCTGGAACTCCCGTCTGGGAACACAATGCACCCGTCGTGCCGATGGTGTAGGCGTTGTATGTGCCTCTCATATGAAACCCGAGAAACAGACCTGCGGTATGTATAACGAACAACCACCGCAGAACTGGGGCGACTATGGTGATGGTGTCCTTACAAAGTCTCTGGAAGTCCGTCGCGGGAAACCGATGAACTTTAAGATGGGTCGCGATGCCTACTTACAGGCGTGGAAATGTATGATGTGTGCCGATACACAGGAACAAGTAGAGGAACAAGTAGAAGAACCACCCGCTCTCAATCTACATCAGTTAGTAGATGATGAAGTAGTAGATGATACATTAGGCGATTGTCCTAACTGGGTTGATACACCTGTCGCCCAAGTCGTCGCCGATGCTACGATTGTCCCCGAGGAGAATGTAGAACTGATGGTAAAGGATATTGTATCGGGTCTCATTACTCGTGCCTGTGATATGGCGGACGCCGAGGCGAAGTATAACGCTGACTATGATAATATGAGCGATGTAGAAGTAGAGAGCGA